AGACATTGCTGACGATTATCTTCTTACCGCTTCAAGCGCTGAACGTCTTGGCGGTGTAGCCTGTGCATATCCTAAAGCCATCTGGAACACTGGTGTGGTTGACAACCTCGCATCAGCAGATAGAGACTATACTGTTACCGGTTCCGTAGTAGATTTACCGGACTTTGCTTTACAGCAGGCACGTCTCGAAACAGAATTAAACCGCGACTGGTTCTCTGTCCGCTATCAAGATTTACTCAAAAATACTTGGGGCGGTGACGCCAATATTGACGCAGATCAGCGTCCCGAACTTATCATGCGTAATACCTCTTGGCTATCCGGTTGGGACGTCGAGTCCACCGACCAGGCTTCTGTAGGCTCATACACTGGCCGGGCCGCAGGTATCGGAGAAATAACAATCCCACGCAAATTCATTCCGGAACATGGTGCTATTTGGATTATGGCTCTCGTCAGATTCCCTCCTGTATGTACAGATGAGTGCCACTTCCTTACAACACGTCCGGAACCTACTTATGCAGAACTTGCCGGAGACCCGGTTATTATTGAAAACAGTGAACCAATTGAACTTCAGGCCAATGACTTCTTCGGTGATGGTGGCTCAACTGCATTAAACCGAATCCCATACGGTCAATGGTACAGAACACAACCTCACTTCGTTCATCAGAACTTCGTTGAACTTACAGGCCATCCTTTCATAACTACTCCGTCAACGTTGACTGAAACAAAATACATCACGTATCTTACTTATCAGGATATGTTCAGAAATACCAACCTTCTCCAGTGGCACGCAAGCGGATATATCGACTGTACGGCAATGCGTGTAATCCCGCCGCCGAAGGCAAGTATCTACGCTGGAACCAGAAAATAAGGACTAAAAAATGGAAAACTTAGAACATCTCGGCAATCATATTGTAATGGGCACTCCAACAGAAAAATTAATTACAAATGCTATGGTTGACGCTGTGGATACAACAGTTACATCAACCGCAGTATCACCTCATATCCGTTCGGCAACAGTACGCGACGATTATATTATCGAAAATTGGCGTTCTGTTGCAACTGATTTAACTCTAACTGCACAATTCAAATACGCCTTCGGTGTATTCTTATCAAATTCATTAAATCAATCTCAACCTAGAATGTATTGTTGCAAAGGTACATTCAACGTCATAGTTAACGAATCGAATCAATTCACAAGAGTAATTCCAATATTCGGTAGACTTGGTTCAGCAACTCCAGTGGCTTCCGACGCCGCCGTATCAAATACTCTAACAAATTATATTGTATTACCAACAAGGTCAAACATCTATGGCGGTCTTAACTCCGCAACAGCAGGTAACTTGATTGCAATCAACGTCGATGAAACCGTAGTCATAAGGGATTCAGCTTTAACGGATAATTATCCCGTATTCTTCGGCTTCGTCATCGAAAACTGCGCAACCGCTGTAGATACAAATCTCGACTTCTTAAATTCAACAGTCATGCTTAGAACAAACATCGGCCATCCAATCGCAACATTCGCTGGAGTATAAATGAACTTCCCTTTTAATAAAAAAGGCTTCTTAGGCGCAATCGGCTCTTTCCTTGGGAATGTCTTAAACAAAGGCGCAGAGTCGGCCGCATCCGTCGTCGGCGGTGCCGTAGGCTCAAAACTCGGCGATAAAATAAATGGTGTACCATCCGCATTATCGGCTTCAGAACAAGGCCAACAGGCTAAAGAATACATGGACGCCGCATATGGGGGCACTACAAACTGGGACCGCCTCGGAGCTGGTGGAGGCGGAGCTCCTAGCTCAACATCTGGCCAAAATATCGAACAAATGAAAATCAAAAACGAAAACAAAATGCAGACACGTGAGCTCGTCACACGATCTCAAATAGCCGATAGGCAAAATCTTACTCATCTTATCAGCTCTGCAGCTAGCCTTGGTATACCTGCCGTCAATGAACTCGTAAACACTTATCGCGGTGCTAAAGCAACCGACTATGATAATCCCAATGTTCAAGCAAGAGAACTTCTGCCCGCAAAAAAACACGCTGAAATATCTTCCGGAAATCTTGCTCAATCTCAAGTCGCTGGCCATGATGCCCGCTCAAAAAGGGCTAACGAAATCATTGATTCTGATATACACTCTAAATATTATGGTTCTGCTTCTTCCGCTGCTGCAACTACCGCTAAATCCTTCGGCGGTAATCTCGCAGACGCCCATAAAAATGCCTTCGAAGGTATGAAAAAAGGACTTACTCCTATACAAAAACTACTTCAATTATACAAAGGCGATAACAAACGTCCCGCACGTTTCAATATCGCTCCCTTAAAATACAAAAATAACGATCAGGACGTATTCAAAAGAAAATTACGGTAATCACCCATAAACACTACGTGAAAATCCCAATGAATACCCTAACCCTCTTGGCACCTCAACCGTCTCGACCTGTCGCCTCGTCTATCCCGAAATCCCTCACGTATTGCAACAAACAACTCGCCCTTTATGCCCGAATTAAAAACCGTATCAAGGCTCTAAAGTATCACTACGACCATATCCAACTCACTGACGATGCCCTATATCACGAGACAACTCAAAAACTGGCTTCTTATATTACTCTACTTGAATATAATAACTTTATTTGCAACAACGCATATTTAAACGCGCTTCATGGTTTTAATGAAATGCCACAAACTGCAAGAGAACACACAATTATGTTATTCGGAAGAATTATCAAAAAAACTAACAGAATTGACAGCTTACTGCAAGAAAATGCAAGAAATATCAGATTTGTTCAAAAATATAACAAAAAAGCAATAAACCACTACATAACAGAAAGAGAGGACTTAGAAACAAAGAAAAAACTGATAAACGAATTCAAAAAAAAATTACGTCTGGACTGTTTAAATGCCCGTCAATCAGAACTAAAAAAGAGGTTACAATATGCGCTCTTGGAAGCAAAAAAACAAAACTGGTATCTCGTATTCGGGACGCTCTCAGTCGACGATCATAACTATGAAAATGTGTTTCAAGAAAAATCAACCGCATGGACTGATTATATTCGAGCCGTTGATAGAGCCATTGGAATATCCGTACATGGAAACTGGCGAGGAGCTGTTGAACAGCGTAACTCCGGAAATGACTTCCATAAATACTTCGCAGTAGTCGAGCAAGGCGGTAAAACCGGAAGGCTTCATATACACGTAATTCACATGATGAAAAAACTACCTCTCGACGCAAAAGACCCTAATAACGGGATGACCCAACCAATAAAACAAAACATCGAATGTTTCAGAAAATATTGGCCACATGGATATGTATCCCTCTGGAAGGCTATGCGAACTTCAAACTCAGACGCATTCGGTCAAGCAAACTGGCGATGGCCTGTACAACAGGAAATTAAAGACGGCAATATAAATTATAAACCGCTACCGATCGGCGGAATAATGAGAGTAGTAAATTACGTCGGAAAATACATTACAAAAAATTACCTTAACCAAAAACAAGGGGATATAAAATGGCGAACGAAAATGTCACGAAAACTGGGACTAAATCCAATACAAAAACTGGCCAACAAACTAACGACAACACAACTTTACAATCTACTGAAGATAAAATCGAACATCAAATTGTTCCAGAAAACAATCCCGACGGGAATACTCAAAAGAGTGATATTCAAAAAGTGGTTGAACCAGAACTTGTCGACGAAGAATACTATCAGGAGACTTATGGCTCTAAAAAATCTCGAATCAAAGGAAAATGTCTTAAAGCGTTTCGAAAATTCGACCCTAAATCAACTAACGTCCAACCCGCTGAAATGTGGAAATATCAGGATGATGACTACATACAAAACGGTAGATTTTAACTATCAGGAAATAATGGATAAAATATCAATCGAATTATACGGCGAAAACCCAACACAAAATCCCCCCGCTGCCGTCGGGGGGGCAACTATAGGTGCTTATTATGGATAATCAAACATCTCTTGAAATATCTGATTTATATCGTCGATGGTATTCAATATCAAAAATAATATCCGACGGAACAAATCCAAAAAGATTAAAAAAATTAACAGGCGAATTAATTAAGGATACAAAAGGCTTTATAAAAAAAACAAGGTTCCAGAATGATTGTTGATATGCTCGATATCTCAAAAATACTCCTTGACATTCTTCAAAATTATCAATATTATATAGAAAGAAAACAGCTAGCAGAAAAACTAAATGATCTTGAAAAAAGAATTGAAAAAATCGAACATCTAAATAAAGGGCTAAAAAATGAAAAATAAAATCAATTACGAAATCGCAAAATCAGCTATGCAGTTAATCGCTAACACTGGTAAACAAGGTCACCTCGCAATGATCGGAGTTTCTCAAGCAGATTTTGATATGTTAACAGGCCAACTTCCTCTCACGCAAGGCGAACGCAATCGCGCACATAATACATTAGGTGCTCTTCTTAACGTATCATGCGATATCATCGGGGCACCTCGCTTTACACTACCGGCTGAATACGTGGCCGCCGGTATCGCTTTATTCGTAGCACCTATAAATGCTCAGGCACTCTGCCGCGTCATGGAAAGGTCACCATCCGCAGGTGAACTTGCAATAAACCAAGGTTATGAAAATTGTTCTGCTGAACAGTTGTTCGCGTTAGTCGTATCACTTTATGGAGATTCCGGAACCAATGAAGCTAAAGAAATTTTCGAGACAAAAACATCGCTTGCTATTGAAAAAACAGCCGTTATTGTTTAAAACAATTGCTTTAATTATGTACCTACGGGAGAAAAAATAATGAAATCAAACAAAAAGAAAAAAGCAACCAAAGTATTCTACGTCGGGGGTTATCGTGCTTAAATTACCCCCGATCAAGATCAATCATAAAGTAGTCTTAGTCGGTATTCTATCGGTACTTTCAATCGCAGTCCCTCAATATGCCGCATATCTTGGGGCTGTACGCGCAACAATCGAACAAAATCAAACTTACAATGCACAACTACCGGCCATTGAAATTGGTCAAGGTGGATGCTCACATATACAAAAAATAAAGGAATAAAATGACTACTTATACTCAAGATGTCGATCATGCTTTATTAGCAATTGAAAAATATCTGAAAGAAAATAATGTAGATGAAAAATTAAAAGAATTAATCAATAAACTTGAAATATCAATTAATGAATATATGACAAACTATTAGAGGTGAATATGGATTCAAAAATAGGCTATAACGATGTCAACGATCAAACAAGATGGCCATACGATCTCTCGCAGTGGTCACACCTCTGCGGTAATATTGGTGGCCTTCAAACTCTCGCAGTATATCCAACTCTCCCGGGAGACAGTTTCGAACTTAACGCAAAAATGCAGTTCAAATTCTCTCCGATGGTACGTTCCCTCGCTCAAGATGCTATTATCGACCTCTTTGCCTTCTGGGTTCCTCACCGTCATATTTATACAAACTGGGCTGATTGGCTCAAGGGCGGTTATGATGAAGGCGTAACTCTCGGCTCTCTTACATTATCAACCGGTTCTATGTCCGTAACAGGTCGTCATTATCAAGGGTCTGTCACAATACCCACATGGGCACTGGCTGGCTATTCAAGAATTTATAATCGTTATTTCAAAGTACCTCAAGATGCAGACATTGCTGACGATTATCTTCTTACCGCTTCAAGCGCTGAACGTCTTGGCGGTGTAGCCTGTGCATATCCTAAAGCCATCTGGAACACTGGTGTGGTTGACAACCTCGCATCAGCAGAT